GCAAACGTCGATGGTACAACGGTAGAAGTTACAGATTCTGATGGCGAGGGATTTACCTGTAATTTTGCTGTTGATAGTTCTGGTAATGTGACATTTACCCTACCTAACGCTTTTTGGTCTGCAGATTTTTATAAACCATATACTCAATTAAACGGAACACCATCATCGTATGCTTCTCAGTTTACCTCTTTGATTTCTTTAGTTGGTGAAACAAGTTTAAATTTAACAAATGTTTATATTTTTGGTACATTACCATCAAATATTTATAATAGTATTAGAACTCAATACACAGGACAAACAAATGTATTTGGATGTTCTGGTCTCACAACAGATACGGCAGATTTTACATCACCTGATAACGATACATGGTATTATGCCGCTTTCACCCCTCAACCACAATACAAGTACAGTGGTTACTCATTTTATGCTTATGTGGCCGCAACAGTTAATAATCCGAGTGGCGGATACACTGGTCAAATAAGCGGAATGTCGTTTACTTATTCTGGTGATTCTTTTACACAATATGACGGGATTGTTGTTGCTACTTTGAGATCCAGAGGTATTTCAAATTACGGTTCTGGTGGTGATGGACCCGCCTATCAGGTTACAGGATTAACTAGTGTTGGTTTAGATTTTACAGGTTCGTATTCCTCGGTCACACAAAACCCTTTCGTACGGTTTGCAATTACAGGTACAACTGATGGAACATCAAACCCAAAAAATTTCTCCTTTGTTGGTTCGTTTTCAAATACAGATCAAAATTATTTACCTTCAGTTTTAGGAAGAACTAATTTTTCCAAACCTAGAACTGAAGTGCCTTTGTTCATTGAAGAAATTTATCCAACATTAATGACCTATGGATACAATAAGGGTCTTATTCGTGGACTTAGATCTGAATTGGTAGCAACTCCTGGTTTAAGATATGGTGGATCAATAACGGGTTCAATCGCTAATTATTTATCAAGATATAAAACCGCTGAGTCCCCTTGGGTTGTTTCTCAATTACGTGGTAGTCAAGTAGAAAGATTATTTAAGGTCATTACAATTTCAGACGGTGATTCCTCAAATAGTCAAATTAAAATTTCTATTCAAAATATTTCTTTCACAAATAATACTTTTGATGTTGGTGTTCGTGATTTTTTTGATACGGACGCTAATCCCGTTTATCTAGAAAAATTCACAAATTGTTCTATGGATATTACATCAAATAGTTATGTTGGTGTAAGAATTGGTACCGCTGATGGAGAATATGCACTCACCTCCAAATATATTATGTTGGAATTAAATTTAGATGCACCTGTTGATTCACTACCTTGTGGATTTGAGGGTTACGTAATGAGAACCTATTCTGATCTTTTAATTTCCCAACCTCCTTTTCCGATTTTTAAGGTCGCTTACAATTATCCAGGTGAAGTTATTTATAATCCCCCATTTGGTATCACCTCTGGCCCAGTTGCTGGTCGAGGAATGTCCAATGCTATTCAAAGTAGTGGTGATAAAGTTCGTTCGACTTTCTTAGGTGTCTCGTCTCAAATAGGGTATGATCCTGACTTTTTTCAATACAAAGGTCAAAAACCACCATCATCAGCATCACAAACCTGTATTTCTGAAGAGTTTGATCCGTGGAATTACATAACACCTGGTTTTCACATGGATTCTGGCGCAACTGTTGTATTGATTACAACTGGCCCCACATCTGGAACACCAGCTTTCGATTGTGGAGATGCTTCATTTAGAAATGATCCTCAAAGTGCGGATAATCCATACTTTTCGATTCAAGCTCGTAAGTTTACATTCTTGGTTCAAAAAGGGTTTGATGGATGGGATATCTATAGAGAGTATAGAACAAATGGAGATGGTTTTATTGTGGGTGGTATGGGATATCAAAGAGGCGCTTGTTCATCAATTAAATATCCATATGCAACAGGTTGGGGTGCATTTAAACCAATATCGTTTGGTAATTCCACAGAATATGCAAATACTGATTATTATGCATACCTGATGGGTATTCAAACATTTGCAAATCCCGAAGCAACCAATATTAACGTTTTTGCAACTCCAGGTATCGATTACATTAATAACGCTAACTTAGTGGATGATGCGATTTCTATGATTACCTATCAAAGAGCGGACTCCATTTACGTTGTAACAACACCTGACTGTAATGTGTATCTACCAACAAATACTGATAATTTTATTTATTCAACCGAAGCCGTGGACAATTTGGTTAACTCAAACATTGATTCGAATTATACAGCAACATATTATCCATGGATTTTGGTAAGGGATACCGCCACAAATACACAAATTTATTTACCACCTACTAATGAGGTTTGTCGTAATTTGGCTTTGACTGATAATGTGTCCTTTCCTTGGTTTGCGACCGCGGGATATACTCGTGGTTTGGTTAATGCGGTAAAAGCAAGAAAAAAATTAACACAAGAAGAAAGAGACACATTGTATCAAGGTCGTATTAACCCAATCGCTACGTTCTCTGATGTTGGTACTGTAATTTGGGGTAACAAAACACTTCAGATCGCTGATACCGCGTTGAACAGAATTAATGTAAGAAGATTGTTACTACAAGCAAGAAAGCTTATCTCCGCAGTTGCCGTTAGGTTGTTGTTTGAACAAAACGATGCCAAGGTACGTCAGGACTTCTTAGATAGTGTCAATCCTATTTTGGATGCTATTAGAAGAGACAGAGGTCTTTATGACTTCAGAGTGACTGTAAGTAATTCTGTTGAGGATTTGGATCGTAATACTCTAAGTGGTAAGATTTATTTAAAACCCACTCGTACCTTGGAATTTATAGACATTGAGTTCTTAATCACACCAACTGGAGCATCTTTTGAAAATATCTAATTCTAAATGTCAACAATTAAAAAAAAACCTACTATCATTTCGGAGGGTTTCGATCAGTTCGGAACCCCCGATTTGAAGTATTATGCCTTTGACTGGGATGATAATATTCTTCAAATGCCAACAAAGATAATGTTGGTGGATGATGGGGGTAATGAAGTTGGTATGTCAACAGAGGACTTTGCAAAATTCCGATCTAAAATTGGAAAGAAAGACTTTGAATATGAAGGTCATAAAATCGTTGGGTATGCTGAAGATCCTTTTAGATTTTTTAGGACATTGGGTGATAAAAAATTTTTGTTTGATACGATGAATGCTAAACCAGGACCAGCTTGGTCAGACTTCATTGAAGCTATCAATAATGGGTCTATTTTTTCTATCATTACAGCTAGAGGACATAACCCGAGAACAATTAGAGAAGCTATTTATAATATGATCATACAAAATCATATGGGTATCAACAGAGATTTGCTTGTGAAAAACCTAAAGAAATATAGAAAGATTACCAAGGAAGGCCCAACAAATACAAAAGATCTTATAAATTACTATTTAGATTTAAACAAATATTACCCAGTTACATTCGGAGATGAAGGTAGCGCTTCAAATCCTGAAGAACTCAAAGTAAAAGCGCTGAGAGAGTTCATCAAATATGTCAAACAACATGCAAAAAAGTTAAATAAGAAACTTTTTATGAAAGATAAAATAAGTAATAGATTTTCACCAACAATTGGATTTTCTGATGATGATATAAAGAACTTAGAAAAAATTAAACAAGAATTTATTAAAGAACCTTCATTAAGAACATATAACACTTCATCAGGAACTAAAACCAAATTCTAAAAAAATTAAATAAGATTTTATTTAGAACTTCTTCAAGAACAGATAATTTTTTTTCAAGAACTAAACCAAATTCATATACACAATATCACATTAAAAATAAAAGTAAATAGAAAAAGTTTTGAATAAGAAATTTATAAGAACTTCTTTAAGAACATATAATTTTTTTTCAAGAACTAAACCAAATTCATATACACAATACCAGATTAAAAATAAAAGTAAATAGAAAAAAATTAAAATGCTTATATTTATAAACAAAAAACAAAAAAGTTATGGCTGATTTACTCATGAAAATGCCCGTTCCGTACGAGCCGAAAAGGACAAATAGATTTATTGTTAGATTTGATTCAACATTAGGAATAAATGAATGGTATGTTGAAACCGCAGGAAGACCTAAAATTGACATTACATCTGTCGCAATTCCATTTTTGAATACAGAAACATACGTTGCTGGAAGATTTAAATGGAACGCCATAAGCGTGGTATTTAGAGATCCTGTCGGGCCTTCAGCCACACAAGCCCTTATGGAGTGGGTTCGTCTTCATGCGGAATCAGTTACTGGTCGTATGGGATATGCCGCTGGGTATAAAAAGAATATTGATTTAGAAATGTTGGATCCAACAGGGGTAGTTGTTGAAAAATGGATTTTGGAAGGATGTCAAATTGTATCTGCCGAATGGGATCAGCTTAACTATGGGAATGATACGTTAGCAAAAGCAACATTAAGTCTTCAACCAGATCGTTGTATATTGGTTTTCTAGAATAATTTTCCACTTGAAAATAAAATTCCATATTCACGTATGGAATTTTTTTTTATTATAAACCTTGACAAATATTATAATATAGTTATTTATTATCTAAATATAATTGATTATGGATGAAAATCTTTTAAAATACGGACAAGCTGATTTTACACTACCTCATGATGTAGTAAAATTACCAAGTGGTGGTAAATTTTATACGAGTAAAAAAAAATCTGTTAAAGTCGGATATCTAACAGCAAGCGACGAAAATCTTTTAATGGGATCAAATCCAAACGAAACCATTATAACTTTGGTACGAAATAAACTTTATGAACCCGACATAAAACCAGACGATTTATTAAATGGGGATTTGGAGGCGATATTGATATTTTTACGGAACACATCTTTTGGCCCAGAGTATATTATAAACACAGTAGACCCACAAACTAATAAAGTTTTTCAAGCAACATTAAGTCTAGAAGAATTAGATCTAAGAGTACCTAGTGTTTTATCTGACGATAACGGTACATGGACAGTAACATTACCAAAGAGTCAAACTCAAGTTACTTTGAAACCATTAACATATGGTGAAATCAACGAAATAACAAAACAAACCGAAAATTATCCACAAAACAGAATAGCTCCAAGAATAACTTGGAGACTACAAAAACAAATAGTATCTGTGAATGGTGATAATACACCACAAACAATTAATAAGTTTATCGAAACAATGCCGATTTTAGACTCAAAATTCATTCGACGTTTTATGGATGATAACGAACCTAAAATTGAATTAAAAAGAACAGTAATAGCCCCGTCAGGAAGTAAGGTAGATGTAGAAATCACCTTTGGGGCGGAATTTTTTCGCGTTTTCTTCTGAGAACCGAGCTTACCAAGTGGAAGAGTTTTTTGTTTTAAATCAAACTCTCAAGATTACTTACACCGATTACTTGATAATGCCCATATTTTGGAGAACTAGATTATTGGAATTATTGAAAAAAAAATAAGTTAGATATTTATTGACTAACTTAAAAAAAATATGGCCGACGTATCCGTATCCTCCGTAGATGCTCTTGTAAATTTACAAAATAAACTGTACAATGATTTTACCGCGTCGACTAAGACTTATAGTTTTGATACTATATCCGAGGCATTATTAAAAGCTCAAGCTGATTTAGCTAAAACGTTCGGTTCTACACAAAAAGAAATTTTTGGTCTTCGTAGAGAAATAACGGTTGCGGCACCAGAGGTAGTTCGCCTTGGAGGTACGTTAAAGGATGTAACCGACTTACAAGAGGTTGTTGCTGATGGATTAGGAACAAATACAATCCTACTTGGAGAAACAACCGCACAATTATTTGCCGCCGAGAAAGTATTTGGAAAATCAAGCACAGAAATGGGTAAAGTGGTAGGTGACTTCGATAAAATTGGTATATCAGCGGGTGTAATAGGTGATAAGTTAAATATTGCTGCTAATCAAGCAAGAAGAATTGGAGCGAACACTTCAGCGGTTTATACCCAAATAAGTCAAAATTTAGATAATTTAAATAAGTTTGGATTTCAAAATGGTATTGAAGGATTAACAAGAATGGCAGCAAAATCCACGGCATTACGAATAGATATGAGAGAAATGGCTTATTTTGCGGATAAAGTTTATACACCAGAAGGTGCTATAGAAACTGTTGCTGCATTACAAAGAATGGGTGCCGCGGTCGGAGATTTGGCGGATCCATTTAAACTAATGTACATGGCTCAAGAAGATATGGAAGGACTACTAAACTCAGTTACTAAAATGACCGATAAATTCGCTTATTTTGACGAACAATCCAAAGAGTTTAAAATATTTCCAAATGCAAAAAGAGATTTAAGAGAAATTTCAATGGCCTTGGGTGTAAGCCAAGAATCCATGAACAATATAATAATGGGTCAAGCCAAACTTAAAAAAATGGGTGGTGAAATAAGATTGCAAAACATAACAGAAGAAGATAGGTTACTCATTAGTAGTTTGGCAACTATGGACAAAACAACTGGAAAATATCAAGTCAAAGTTGAAGGTCAAACGAAAATGGTCAGTGAATTAAATTCGAAAGATTTAGAAGCCTTAAAAAGAGAACCGAAAACTTTGGAAGACATAGCTCGCGAACAACTTACCACACAACAAAAACTAGTTGCCTTATTATCTTCTGGATTAATGGGGTTTAGATCATTAGAATTAGGTGGAAAATTTCCAGACCAATTCGCACAAGCCTTAGACGCTGCGTTTAGTACAGCCTCAGATGCGGGAAAAACAATCTTAAACCCTAAAGCAATACGAGGTGGTATTGAAAATACAGACTTGGTATTATCACAGGCCTACCAACTTCTATCGCGAATAGAAAAAGGAACTATTCCTGCAAATGAAATAGACGATGAATTAGTAAAGATTTTCACACAACAAGAAAAATTATTCACTGACTTGCTTGGAAAAATGGATAAATTTGATTTTGAGAAACAATTTAAAAGTTACTTAACCACAAACAATACGATAGTTAATAGTCTTGAATCAGGAGCACAAAGATTTAATAGTATAATGAATGATTTGCATACTGCAGTTATAAAACCATTAAAAGAAGAAATTGAAAAAGTAAAACAAAAACAAACTATTGGAGATCTAAAAAATATGTTACCAGACTTTGAATCAACAAGTCAACAAACTGGTCAACAAACTGGTCAACAAACTGGTCAACAAACTGGAATACCATCAAATCCAATGAGTTTAGCATCAGCATTTCCAGACAAAGAAAATCAACAAAATCTAATTACTACCATAGCCTCAATGAAAGGTGGGATACAAAATCAAGAAAATTTAGCATCAGCATTTCCAGACAAAGAAAATCAACAAAATCTAATTACTACCATAGCCTCAATGAAAGGTGGGATACAAACTTTAGGTCAAAGTAAATTACAAAATCAACAAAATTTAATACCAGCATTTCCAGACAAAGAAAATTCACAAAATCAACAAAATCTAATTACTACCCTAGCCTCAATAGAAAGTGGGATACAAACTTTAGGTCAAAGTAAATTACAAAATCAACAAAATTTAATACCAGCATTTCCAGACAAAGAAAATTCACAAAATCAACAAAATCTAATTACTACCCTAGCCTC